CAATGAACCATGCACTTAGTCTGCGGTAGGTGTCGTCATTGATTAGTGGTAAGAAGTTTGAGTCTGTCAAACCATTGAACCGCAGAAATGGTTTCATACCATCATACTGCGATGCAGACTTTGTTGACCCATATAACGAAGTAGTCTCGAACATGCAGAAGTTTGAATTGTACTTCTTGTTCAATGCCTCACGTGTGTGGTGGGAACAACAAATTGCGGCCAGTAACTTACCACCAAGATAGTTGTAACCAAACGGTTGAGTCGGTACAATGTTGAACCCCATGATTGCGGAGTCATTGAACCGTTTCATTACGTCTGGATTCATACTGTCTAGTGGTCGTCCTAACCATTCGTTCCGTGGTCTACTATTAATAGTAGGAGAACCGAAACGAATCATACCAACAACACTGTTAGTATTCTTTTCCTTGATAACCCACTTCAGTCCCTTGCCAGGAATTGATGCTTCCACAGGTGCGGACGTGACAATCTCCATGTAGGACATGAACTGTTGTGCGGGCGATTCTTGTATTACAAACTCCATCTCGGACGGATGGATATCGAAGTTGCTGAACAGATCTTCTTCTGGCCCCATGCCAGGCAGAGAGTACGGAAAGGATTCCATACGTTCCATCTTGATCTGTCTCATGTATTCATCGATGCGTTCTATGTTTCCAAAGAACTCATCAAAAGCATTTGCTGCGTATAACGCATCTTTATGTTCTAAAATCATTTACTTTCCTCATCATCTGTTACACATTATACAGTATGTAGCAAATTAAGTCAAGCGATATTTAAACGATCTTTGAGTTAGTTATCGTATAAATAGAAGGATACAGGAGAACATTAATGGCAGAACTAACAACAAACAAAAACTACTTGCAACCTACTGGGTTTCGTGTTATAATTAGTAGGCAAAATTACCCGAACCTTGAGTACTTTGCACAGGGTGTGACGCATCCGGGCTCTACCGTTTCTCCGTTAGAACTTGGTACGCCACGCATAACGTCTATTCCATTAGCGGGTGACAAGATCACATACGGTAGTCTTGCCTTGGATATTATACTTGACGAGAACATGACATCATATAAAGAGATGCAGTCTTGGTTAGAGGGAACGATCAACTCCCCTCAGACATCTAACACTGATGCCCAATTTAATCCGTATCAGGATATCGTGGTAAGTATCTTAACGAGTCATAACAACTCCAATACGCAGATCCTATATAAAGACTGTATACCAACAAACATTAGTTCTATACAGTTGCAGGCGAATACATCGACTGTACAATTCTTAACCTTCAACGTGGAGTTTAGATTTTCGTCATTTGAACTGAGGTAGTATGAAATTTATTGAAGTGAAGAACCATCGTGTTCTTGATATATTAGAAAGATTTCGTTATTTGTATCGTGAGAAATATGATGTTACAAAAACAAGTGATTGCATGACAAGTCATATTGACAAAGGCGATCACTTCACATCCGAACAATACCTAGACGAATTAATGAAGAAGGGATCAGACCATGACGGTCTGCCCGCAGCTGCGTACTCGCATCCAATAAAACCTCAACACTATAATCAACCGGATGCTGAAGCGAAGGCGTTGTACGAGAAAGACTTCAATGAAATCAACGATCGACTCAAGACAGAATTGGGTCTACATTCTTCCGCATTGTCTCAGTTGTATCCACCTAAAGGATTTATAGACTGGCACAATAACGCAAATGCGTCATCGTTCAATGTCATATTTACATGGAGTGAGACCGGAGATGGTTGGTTCAAATGGGTAGATAACGGAAAGATAAATACTATGCATGACAAGAAAGGTTGGTCGTGTAAGGTAGGATACTTTGCAAGTTACGAAGAAGAAAGACCAGTCATATACCATTGTGCGTACACTGACTGTTATAGAATTACATTGAGTTTTACATTAGGGTATGATCAAGACTATTGGTTAGATATGATAGACTATATAAAGAATGAGGAATAAATTATGAAGTTAGATTTAGAATTGATATTGAGTGAGTGGAAGACAGACTGTCAAATCCCTACACATCAACTGGACGAAACGTCCCGTAACACTCCGATGTTACACGCAAAATATTTACAATACCTGTCCACAGCCAAGTTGTCCTTAAAACGTGCCGATCACGTACAGAAGATTCTGTTGAAAGATAAGTGGTTGTACTACAATGGCAAGATGGACGAGAACACCCTCAAACATAAAGGGTGGGAACCAGACCCGTTCAACGGTTTGAAGATACTGAAGGGCGAAATGGAACATTACTACGACTCCGATCCGGAAATTCAACGTAGTGAAGAAAAGATTGCGTACCTAAAGACTGTAATTGAGACACTTAATGAAATAGTAAATAACCTTAACTGGAGACATCAGACGATCGGAAATATGATCAGATGGAAACAATTCGAGGCAGGAGCATAAGATGAAGTATATAGTAGTAGGAACACCCGTCTGTGGATATTGCAGACAAGCGAAGGATCTACTGGAACGTAAAGGACTAGAGTACGATTACCGTGATCTGACGCAAATCGCATTGTCCGAACAGGAACGGTTGATGTCGGTGGCTGGTCAAGTATTCCGCACTGTTCCTCAGATCTTTACCGTAGAGGGTGAAGAGTGGAACCACATTGGTGGATACACGGAGTTGAATAAGTCCCTCAATGGATAACAACATTACCATAGGATTGCAGAGTCACTCACTATTAATGGTGCAGTGTAATGCACATCAAGCGCAAGAGTTACGAGATTACTTCTCGTTCTTTGTGCCTGGCCACAAGTTTATGCCAGCGTTTAAGGCAAGACGGTGGGACGGGAAGATTAAACTATTCAACATGGTGACTAAGACGTTGCCTGTTGGACTGTACAAACATCTGAAGAAATTCTGTGCAGATAGGTACTACCCGTTACAGTTGATGGACAGTGATGAGTTTGGTCATCCAGAGATTAAGAACAAGGTTGACCACCCATCTTTGATGAAAGAACTCAAAGACTACGAACCACCATTCGAACCACGGGGTTATCAGTATGACGCAATCGTCCACGGTATAGAAGAGAAGAGAGCGTTACTGTTATCTCCGACAGGATCAGGTAAGTCATTCATCATCTATAATCTGATGCGATGGGTTCAAGAACGAACCGAAGGTAAGACACTCATTATTGTTCCCACTACAAGTCTAGTGGAACAGATGTACAAAGACTTTGAAGACTATGGTTATGATGTACAGAATAATGTACATCGTATCTACTCCGGTAAGGAGAAGGTAACAGATAAGAGAATCATCGTATCTACATGGCAATCTATCTACAGATTCCCCCCAGAGTGGTTTACGCAGTTCGACTCTGTGTTTGGGGATGAGGTACATCTATTTAAGGCAAAGTCTCTATCTACGATGATGGACAAGTGTGTCAATGCTGAATATAGATGGGGTACGACTGGTACACTAGATGGTACTGAGACAAACAAATTAGTACTGGAAGGTTTATTCGGCCCCGTATTCACGGTGACTACCACCGTAAAACTAATGGAAAGTCAAACCTTGGCGGATCTGGATATATCAGTCCTGTTACTGCGGTACCATAACGACATCTGTGCAATGATGGAAGGCAAAACCTATCAGGAAGAGATCGACTATATAGTAACTAATGAAGACAGAGTTCGCTTTGTAACAAATCTCGCATTATCCCAAAAAGGGAATACTCTGGTGTTATTCCAGTTTGTCGAGAAACACGGTAAGGTCTTATTCGAGGCGGTACGCAACAAAGCAAAAGAAGACCGTAAGGTATTTTACGTTTCTGGTGAGGTCGATGCCGCCGATCGGGAACAAATTAGAGGCATCGTGGAGAGTCAAGATGATGGAATTATTATCGCTAGTATGGGGACTTTTAGCACTGGGATTAATATTCGCAACCTACACAATATTGTGTTTGCAAGTCCTTCAAAGTCTCAAGTCAAAGTTCTCCAATCGATCGGACGAGGACTGAGAAAGTCTGACAACAATGCAACGACCAAGTTGTTTGACATTGCTGATGACCTACACACAACAACGTATAAGAATTTCACGTTGCGCCACAGTGCAGAAAGAATAAAGATATATAATAAAGAGAAGTTTAGACATAAGATTTATCCTATAAACTTGAAAGGGAAAAGTGATGAGTGAATTGAATCCGTATGACATTAAACATATTAAGTTGTCTACAGGAGAAGAAGTCTTGTGTGAGATCATCGAGGAAGATGAATATGATCTAGTGATAAGACGTGCGTTGAAGCTTCAAACGGATATTGACGAAGAGGGTACACGGTACCATTCGTTTCGAACCTACATGACGTATCAAGATGATCCGGAAGTTTATGTTATCTTGAAATCAATACATGTGGTATCCGTTACTTACCCAAGTCCTACAATGATGAAACAGTACCTATACTCAATCAGTGCAGTCGAAAAAAATAGGATGATGGCTGATGAAGAAGAAGGTATGACTTCAGAGGACATTTACGATAGAGTACTGAATAGTATGGGTAGAGACTCTAATAATAGTAATGTATTACAGTTTCCAGATCCAGAGAAAACAGTTCACTGAATTTTACATATACTGACTGGCAGAAGAAGTGCTTCTATTATACAGATGCCCGCAACTTCTGTCAAGCGATTAATGAGATAATTATGAAAAAGATTGGATTTACATGTTCCGCATTTGATTTATTACATGCTGGTCATGTGTCGATGTTGAGAGAAGCAAAAGATCACTGTGACTACCTTATCTGTGGGTTGCAAGTGGATCCTTCTGGCCGTAAAGGCAAAAACAAACCTATCCAGACGGTAGTCGAACGGTACGCACAACTCAAGGCAGTTGGTTACGTTGATGAGATTATTCCATATGGGGGTGAAGAAGATCTAGAGGACATTCTTAATATGTACAGTATTGATGTCAGAATACTTGGTGACGAGTATAGGGATCAAGATTTCACTGGTAAGGACATATGTCGTAAACGTGATATAGACTTGCACTTCAACCGTAGAGACCATCGATTTAGTTCTAGTGATCTACGAAGACGAGTGTGTGAAATTTAGCGCTGGACTTCTCAGCGGAAGTGTGTTATAATATGCAAAATAAACGAGAACGATGATATGAAAGTTAAACCTGATATGAAAAAAGTTAAACCTAAAGAAAAACCGCATTACGTAAACAACGCTGAGTTCTCTCAGGCAGTCGTGACTTATGTTAGTCATGCACGAATGTGTAAGGAAGCAGGGAAACCGAAACCCATTGTTCCGGATTACATTGCCAGTTGTTTCCTAAAGATTAGTGAAGGATTGTCCCACAAGGCGAACTTTGTCCGATACACTTACCGTGAAGAGATGGTAATGGATGCGGTAGAGAACTGTCTAAAGGCGATCGAGAACTACAACCTAGAGGCTGCAACACGATCTGGTAAACCAAATGCATTCGCATACTTCACACAGATTACGTGGTACGCCTTCCTCCGCAGAATCCAACGTGAGAAACGTCAACAAGATATCAAGATGAAGTATATCGCAGAGGCGGGTATCGAGCAGTTCCTAGATTTGAATGATGACAACGGATTCACTGACCATAGTAATGTACTCCCATTTGTTGATCAACTCAGACAACGTATTGATGTAGTAAAGAACGCAGATGCCGACTTTAAAGAATATGCGAAAGAAGAGAAGAAACAACGTAAGAGACGTGCAGTCAATGTTGATTCTGATCTCAGTGATCATATGGTATAGGCGGTTGAATACGGTCTATGGTGAAACTGGATATCATCCGAGTCTTCTAAACTTGTGTTCAAGGTTCGAGTCCTTGTAGACCGACCAATCGAATAATGCTTGACATTGTACTGCGATCTGTGGTATAATGTCGATTATATTAACAAAGGTATATATTATGAGTATCATGGGTTATAACAATCCGTCAACAGACAAACCCTACATTTCGTTAGTGTGTCATCCCTACGAACACGAAACATCTGTTAATACACGTGTCAGTATAGATATCATGCAGAAGGATCTATCACGTGATGATCTATGTGAAGTGTTCGAAACTTTTATGAAGTCGATGGGTTACCACTTTAATTCAAATGAATCTCTCGGTATTCTGGTCGATGGTGAATGATTAAATGAAAATCGCAATACTAAATGACACCCACTGTGGCATCCGTAATTCGTCTGACATCTTTATGGACTATCAAGAGAAGTTCTATCGAGATGTCTTTTTCCCTTACCTACGTGAGAACGGTATTACTCAGATTCTACATCTGGGTGATTACTACGATAACCGTAAGACGATTAACTTCAAGGCCCTAAAACACAACCGTAAGATCTTTCTAGAGAAGTTGCGGGAGTATGGTATCACGATGGATATCATTGTCGGTAATCATGACGTTTACTTCAAGAACACCAACGAACTGAATGCCCTCAAGGAACTACAGGGTCACTACATGAATGAAGTGAACGTTATCCTTGACAATACTGTCATGAAGTACGGTGACTTGGATATCGCTTTGATACCTTGGATCAATCCAGAGAACGAAAAAGAAACATTAGAGTTTCTAAAGAATACCAAAGCAACTGTTGTGGGCGCACACTTAGAGTTAGATGGTTTTGAGATGTCTAAGGGTATTCCGTGTCACGGTGGTATGAGTATGTCTCACTTCCAACGATTCGACATGGTTCTATCTGGACACTTCCATACTCGTTCGTCACAGGGCAACATTCATTATCTTGGGTCGCAGATGGAGTTCTTCTGGTCTGATTGTGATGACAGGAAATACTTCCATGTTCTTGATACCGAAACAAGAGAACTGACTCCGGTACACAATCCGGTCACGATCCACGAGAAGATTTACTACGATCATGAGAAGATGGACGAGTTCAAGTTCAAGGATATGCGTTATCTTGATGAGAAGTTTGTTAAGATAATCGTTACCAATAAGGGTGATCCGTATACGTTCGAACGTTTTGTGGATCGTGTACAATCTCAGAAGATTCATGAACTGAAGATTGCCGAAGACTTCTCTGAGTTTGGTGGCATGGCAGTAGACGATGACAACCTAGAGGTTGACGATACAGCTACTTTGGTAAACTCATATGTTGACAATATCAATACAGATCTAAACAAAGATAGGATTAAGAAGGAGATTACTTCGTTGATGAAAGAAGCGGAGAACATCGAAGTTGCTTAATCATTATCGGAGTAAGGGTTGGGTTCATATAGAGAACTTTCTGATGCCTCGCGATGTGTCAGGTCTTAGGTATCACGGTGGTCAGATAGCCGGTCTTATCCGTGATACTAAAGATATCGGGTCTCCGTGTGTATATGGTTCACCTACTCATTGGTCTGGTGTCGGATGTGCATCGATGTATGGTCGAGTTCTTTGGGGTCTATATACGTCACCATTTATGCACGATCTCGCTACTACATTGTTAGAGACAGACGAACCTTACTTGTTCAACGATCAGTTGGTGTGGAAGTATTCTAATGATGAGTTCGGGTTTGAATGGCATACCGATAACCACACTGGGTTTAGAGATAACCCTATTCGAGACAAAACAGTAAATTGTTTGATATTTGCACATGACGTTACAGAAGACAACGGTGGTTTGACCCTAATGAATAAGGACAACCATAAAGAGGTAACGTTGTTTCCGAAGTCTGGGGATGTTGTGTGTATAGATGGTAACACGTATCATGCATCTGGCGTAAACACGTCAGGTTCGGTAAGGGGAGCATATGCTTGTGTATATGCTGATAACATGGTCGAAAGAGACCGATATTATATAACGAGGTTTTACGATGAACGGAAAGAAAGCGAAACTAATGAGGAAAGCTGGGATTTCGAAAAAGAAAGACAAGAGAAATTATCAGTCAATGAGTCACCAGAATAAAGGTATGTTTGGAGACGTGGTTGCTGAAGTATCATCTAAGGGTGGAAAGTTAGTCAATGCCAACTAGGAACGATGTAACTGGGGACACTATTCAGTCAAAGGGCCCCAGCAAGAAGTACATGGATAACTATGATTCGATCTTTGGTAAGAAGAAGAAGGATCAGAAGTCCGTCCAACGTGAAGTAACGGATCTGAATCATGATGGTCATGAAGACGCACCCGATGAAGAAAACGCTTGACAATACACTCACAGGCCTGTATAATACGTACCTATGATTAAATTTCAAAAACTCCGATTCAAGAACTTTCTGTCTACTGGGAATACTTTCACAGAGATAGACTTTATTAATTCACCTACTACTCTTGTGGTGGGACATAACGGTGCGGGTAAGTCTACTATGTTAGACGCCCTATCGTTCGGTCTCTTTGGGAAACCACACCGCAAGATTTCTAAACCGCAACTGGTAAACTCAATCAACGGCAAGGGAACAATGGTCGAAGTGGAGTTCATGGTTGGGGCGCAACAGTACAAGATTGTACGTGGTATCAAGCCTAATATCTTCGAGATCTGGCAGAACGGTAACATGATCAATCAGAACTCACATGCAAAAGAATATCAACAGGTTCTAGAGAAGAACATTCTGAAGTTGACTCACAAGAGTTTTCACCAGATTGTTGTTCTCGGATCAAGTTCTTTTGTCCCGTTCATGCAGTTGACTGGGGGTGCAAGACGTGAGGTGATCGAGGATCTACTTGACATTGGTGTATTCTCTAAGATGAACAGTATCCTCAAAGAGAAGACGGGTCTACTCAAGGATCAGATTCGTGAGTGTAATCACAACATAGAGATGTGTAAGACTAAGGTCAATGCACAGAAGAAATACCTACGTGATCTGAATGCAGTGAATACCGCATACCGTAATGAGAAGGAAGAAAAGATCGAAGAGATAAGTTCTGAGATCGAACAGATACAGGAACGCAACATCGAGTTATCACAGATCATTACGGAACGTCAGCCACCTCTCTTGGATAACATTGCGAGTCTTGCTAAGAAGAGTAAAGAACTGACCGAATATATGTCCACGTTCAAGTCACAGATCAAGTCTCTTGTAAAGGAGTCTAAGTTCTTTGAAGAGAACGAAGTGTGTCCTTCGTGCGATCAGGATATTTCTCAGGAGATCCGTGATGAGAAAGTCACCAAGGCAAAGCGTAAGGCGAAGGGTCTGAACGATACTATGGTCATGGCAAAGGAGAAGGAGGCAGACCAACAGTCTCTCCAAGAATCCTATGATGCCATGATGGAGTCGATACGTAATTACTCTAACGAGTTGAACAATAACAACCAGACCATTTCTCGTTTACAAAAGAACATTTCAACTATACAGTCAGAGTTGTCTAAGATTCACGATGACACTGGTGATCTGGAAACGGCTAACAAAGAGTTGGATGGTCTTCGTGAAGAAGAACTGACGTTGACCGAAGACAAGTATAAGTTAAATGAACAGTTCTCGTATAACCAAGTTAATGCAGAACTGCTTAAAGATACAGGTATCAAAACTAAGATCATCAAACAGTACATTCCGGTGATCAATCAGTTGACCAACCAGTATCTACAGATTCTAGACTTCTTTGTACACTTTGATCTGGACGAGAGTTTCCAAGAGACTATCCGTTCACGTCACCGTGATGCATTTACGTATGACTCATTCTCTGAGGGTGAGAAACAACGTATCGATTTGTCCCTACTATTTACGTGGAGACAGATTGCGAAGATGAAGAATTCAGTTGCGACTAATCTATTGATTCTGGACGAGACATTTGATTCGTCTCTGGATGATGATGGTGTAGACAATCTGATGAAGATTATTAATAGTCTGGGTGAAGATACCCATGTGTTTGTGATCTCGCACAAAGGCGAACTAGAAGATGCGGCGTTCGAGAGACGTATCGAATTTGTCAAAGAAAAAAACTTCTCGAAAATGAAAGAGGCGGCTTGACTCTGACAGCCGACTGTGGTATAATATGAAACTTAACAACCGATCAATCTAGGAATTAATTATGGAACTATCTGATAAAACTCTTACAGTACTCAAGAACTATGCGAGTATCAACCCCAACATCGTATTCTCTGAGGGACAAAACCTCAAGACTATCTCTGTTGCCCGCAACGTAATGTCGCAGACATCTATCGAAGAGATCATGCCAAATAACTTTGGTATCTACGACCTCAACGAATTCTTGTCTGTACTGGCATTGGTTGACAAACCTAATCTATCTTTCGCTGAACACTATGTGAACGTAGGTGACTCTACTGGTCGTAGTAAGATCAAGTACTACTATACTGACCGAGACATGTTGACCACTCCTACCAAGGATATCATCATGCCTGAAGCAGACGTTACGTTTACACTAGATATAGACACGTTATCAAAAGTCAAACGTGCGGCATCTGTGTTGGGTCACAGTGAGATTTCGATTACGCCTGCAAGTGGTGCGGTTCGACTATCTGTTATTGATAGTAAAGATGCCACATCCAACGCATTTTCCATTGACGTGGAAGGTACGTATGATAGTGAAACACCGTTCAACTTCATTATGAATGTGAATAACCTTAAAGTAGTAAACGAAGACTTTACCGTAAGAATGAGTAAGAAACTTATCTCGCAGTTCAAGTCACAACAATCAGAAATTGAGTACTTCATTGCACTCGAAAAAACTTCTAAGTATGGAGCATAAAATGTCAGACCAAGAACAATTGAATGATTTAGCAAACCGTGTAGCACGATCTTGTGTTGCGGTAATCGACACCGTAGTACAACGTGGCGGTTTCAAAGGTGAAGAACTCACCACCATTGGTCAATTACGTGATCAAGCGGTACAGGTGATTAATATGGTTGAAGCTGCACAGGGTGCGGAAGAAGTAGAGGAGTAGTACAATGGAGGCAACTGATATTGCAGTAGGAGTTTACATCCTGATAGGACTATCTTTAGTCGCATGGTTTCTTACAAAAGCGTTTAACCGTGATTTTATAGAGAATAGTCGGGAAGCGGAAGATCGAATAGAATCTGCACTAAAGTCGATCGAAGAGTTGCATAGTAGTCTAGATGCGAATCGCACGGAAGAGTTTGACGGACTTACTAAAGCTAAGTTGCGTGTCATTGCCGAAAAACGTGGGATTAAAACTAATACCCGCATGACCAAAGTTCAACTACTGGTACTCCTACGCCAGAAGTAAACCTTGATCGGTTAAGGTTTTTATGGATTTTTTTCCTTAATAAAAAGTCCCTCTTAGCTTGACTTGATTATATCAACTGTGATATAATACCTTTTTTATTATGGAGAATCGAATGTCTAATGACTTTCTTTGGGTCGAGAAATATCGTCCCGCAACTATCGCAGATACTATCTTATCTGCACCCCTCAAAAAAGTATTTCAGAAAATCGTAGAGACCGGAGATGTCCCGAACATGATGTTCGCGGGCGGAGCTGGTACAGGTAAAACCACTGTCGCAAAGGCAATGTGTAATGAACTAGGTCTCGACTATATCATCATCAACGGTTCTGATGATCGTAATATCGATACTCTACGTGGTAAGATCAAACAGTTCGCCTCATCTGTATCTCTCTCTGGTGGTTACAAAGTTGTAATCCTAGATGAGGCGGACTACCTTAACGCGAACTCTACGCAACCCGCACTCCGTGGTTTCATCGAAGAGTTCTCTGACAACTGTCGATTCATACTTACATGTAACTTCAAGAACAAGATTATCGAACCTCTCCATAGTCGATGTAGTGTGTATGAGTTCAACAACAGTAAGAAGATCCTCGCTGGTCTTTGTCAACAGTTCATGCCCCGTCTACAGAATGTTCTTGATACGGAAGGTGTGACATATACCGACAACGTTATCGCAGAACTGATTATGAAGTATGCCCCCGATTGGAGACGTGTACTTAATGAGGCGCAACGCCACTCTATTGGTGGTGCATTGGAATCCAATGTCCTGATCGAAACTTCTAATAATTACAATGATCTCTTCACCCATCTCAAGGGTAAAGACTTCAAGAAGATGCGATCTTGGGTAGTAAACAATATGGATGTGGAACCCGCTCAAGTATTTCGTGGTGTCTATGACTCTATGGAAGGTCGAGTGGCCCCTAACTCAATACCGCAACTGGTATTGATCCTCGCTGATTATCAATACAAGAATGCATTTGTTGCAGACCATGAAGTCAATCTGGTTGCGTGTCTCACAGAATGCATGGCAAACGTGGAGTACTTATAATGGATATTCATGTAGTAACAATGTTAGAACGTGGTGGTAGTACTGGTTACGCTAGAACTACTGATAAGGCATACATCTCTGGTGTCTTTGATAGTCTGTCCCAAGCAATTACTGCTGGTGAGATCGAAGAGGCGTGGCAGGACAACCATTACTGTTACACCATTTCAAAACACGAACTCAATACGTGCGAAGACTGGCAGAACAAAATTGATTATGTTGAAGAAAAGGGTACGCAACTTACGTTTGATTTTGGTATGCAAGATGTCAGATTCGACACGTAAACGTTTATGGAGACTATGGGCAAAATCTCTTGGTGAGAAAGAAGGAACGACTGACCGCGAGGCTGACCAGATCGCAATGATTCGTACCGTAGTCGTACTGGTTAATTTCATAACTTGTTTCGTTATTATAGCGGGGAATATACATTCATGGTAAATAAGTGGCAGAAAGCACATATGGAAGTCGCGGAGAGATACGCACAACTTTCATCGGCAAAACGACTGAAAGTCGGTTGCGTCATCGTTAAAGATAATCGTGTTATAAGTATAGGGTACAACGGTATGCCGTCTGGGTGGGACAATGCGTGTGAACATATTGTCTATCCGAAGGGTTGGAACCCCAAGGACAGTGAACCGTTGAAACCAACTACCAAGGATGAGGTACTACATGCGGAAACTAATGCTATCGCAAAGGTTGCCAGAAGTATGGAATCGTGTTATAATGCGGATCTATATACAACAACCGCTCCCTGTATGGATTGTGCGAAATTGATCTATCAAGCAGGCATTAGTAATGTCTATTACCGATCACCTCACTTGAGGTGCGATGATGGCATTATGTTCCTAAAGAAATGTGGTACTAAGGTAGAACAAATATGAATCCTTTTGAGATAGTAAAACAGATCACGTTCGAGAAAAAAGATATAATTATAGATCGGGAATCGGAGAAGGCCTACAATCCTTTCATGATTAATCGGTCACTATCTTACTTCAATGATACTGTTTTATTTGCAAATGAAATGAATCGTTATTGGCAACTTGATGCAAAGTTACAATTTCAGTTTTTACTAAATATAGTAAGGAAACGTAAACGGTTTTCTAAATGGGTTAAACCCGAAACTGACAGTGACATTGACGCAGTAAGAGAATATTATGGATATAGTAATGCTAAAGCCATTCAAATCCTCCCTCTCTTATCCTCCGATCAAGTTACAATAATAAAAAATAAGGTGAAAAAAGGTGGACGAAAATAATATCGTAGAATGGAGCGTCTCTAAAATGTTAGAGATAACCTTGACGGAACCAGACGACTTTCTCAAGGTAAGGGAAACACTTACCCGAATTGGCGTGGCGTCTCGTAAGGAGAATAAATTATTTCAAAGTTGTCATATATTGCACAAACAGGGAAGATACTTTATAGTGCATTTCAAAGAATTGTTTATGTTGGATGGTAAGAAGTCTAACCTCGAACTATCGGACATTGAGAGAAGAAACACAATCGCAACACTGTTGGCGGACTGGGGACTCGTAGAGATCCAGACACCCGAAGTTGCAAAAGACTGCGCTCCAATGCGTCAGATAAAAATCATTGGATTTAAGGAGAAGGACGAGTGGGAACTCTGTCCGAAATATAATATAGGTAATAAGTGATGGAATTTTTTGGTATATTTGACGGAGATGATAAAGAAGATTGTATAGCGGAGAAGAGACCTTTCCGTGGTACACTTCCTATCGAAATGACATATGACTGGAACCAGTATATGCACATGTTGGATACTCACCCAAAAGATGGATGTGATACTAATACCAGTAAAATGCGGATAGGTCTGAACGCCTTTCATGGTAGACCATCCGCACCAGAGTTCGCAAAGAAAATCGAGGCAGAAATGCAAGATGTCTTTGCGTTACACGGAAACAAGATCACTAACATTGCGTTCAGTGGATTTGGATATGCTAGTGATAGTTATCCATGGCACAAAGATTCGATGGACGTGTTCTTGGTTCAGGTAATCTCCACGTTAAAACTGAAGGTTGAAGGTGTCAACAATGACGAGTTCTTCGACTTCAAGCCTGGCGATTACATATGGATTCCCCGTGGCACACACCACCAAGTGGTACCGGAGATTAGTCGGGTAACATTTAGTTTTGGTGTCGAAGGTGATCCAGACCCTAGTGTATACTTCTAGGTCATTACTTTTAGTTATAACGTCTAACAAAAGTATTACTAAGTATAAATAACGGCGGGTATGCGAATGGTTCGGTACCCGTATAACTCTTGCAATAATATATTGGAGAAACAATATGACTAATACAAAAGCATCACAACTATTTCCACGAGCATCCTTTGTAGGTTTTGACCATTTACTGGACGAGCTCGATTTCATTTCAAGACACGCGAAGGATAATTATCCCCCGCACAATATTGTCAAACGAAGTGCGACCGAATACTCTATAGAATTGGCACTTGCCGGATTCGAAGAAGATGATCTGGATATAGAGCAGAAAGAAAGATCGTTGAGCGTCAGCGGTGAGAGTAAACAACCTGAAGAAGGCGAATACCTTCACAAGGGGATCTCTACCAAGAAGTTTAGACGAACTTTCCGCTTGAGTGAATATGTCGAAGTGGACGGAGCTTCTTACAGTAATGGTATACTTGTCATTAATTTGAAGGTAGTCTTACCAGAAGAGAAGCGTCCTCGTAAAATTTCTATCAGTTAATTTTTCGAGGTTAAGTATGAAAGCCCTTAAATCACGGTCGAATAGAAATTCGACCGAGTGGGTAATGGAAGTTGCGTTGTTTATAGTGGCGTTTGTCACTACCGCACTTGCACTTGCACCACTAGTTTAAAACCCAAGAGGGACAGCAATGTCCCTCTTCTTCATAAGGTTGTTATGAGAAAGAAACTCAAGTTCTACCAAATAGTCATACCTGACAATCCTGTTTCGATGGAATACCACGAAATATCTAAGAAGTCGTTCGAACCCGTATCAGACATAGTAGAGATAGTACCTTTCGAGGCGATCACCCCCCAACACGAAGATTGGGAAAAAATCCACGCAAAGTATAATTGGCAAGTCAGTCTTGCGGGACTAGATAAGAAAAATCCCAAAGCCAGAGAAATGAGTCCTACAGAGAAGGCTGGGATATGTTCTCACTTCGCATTGATCGAACAACGTTCCCTCACGGACGAAGACTTCTGGGTAACGGAACACGATACGGTCTTGATTCCAGAACAAGAAGATAACTTCAGACGACAAGTCTACCTGAGTCACCGTCACTCACATGTGTATTCTAACATAGGTTTATTCATGGGTTGTTATCGGGTGGATCACGGGTTTGCTCATTGGTCAACTCATATATTAAATAAAGGTCGTTTCCCTATCAATGGTGGGCCGTATGCTTGTATGGAGAGATTGTTCAAAACCTACATCACTAGATATTATGGTGAGACCGATGAATATAAACACAGACACGAGACTTTCGTTGCTCCTTGGCATAATTGTGAAGAACTAGGTAGAGGTAAGACCGATCAAGATATGAGAAGGATTTACAACTTTAACTTTCGGTCAGCGTATGGAATCGATCCACCGTATACCAAAGAACAGATTAAACAGAAAATGGATTCACTAGAGTGGGTACCTATACCCACCACCCAAGTAATTAAGAAATCATTAAAGGTGACACAGGATCATACTGGATACGTAGATAGGTTCAGAGAAAAACCTTGGGAAAGACATCCATATTTTCACGTTATTGATTGACAATACCGGCCAGCTGTGTTATAATACCACCTACATTATGAGGAGTCCATATGGATTTTTACACGTCAGTTGCGCGTTACGGCAACAATCTATTATATCGCGGGATCGAGAACGGTTTCCGTGTCAAGAAGAAGATCCCATTCAAACCTACGATGTTTATACCTTCCAACAAACGCGAATCTCGTTGGACGGGTCTGGACGGAACCAATGTGGAACCGATCAAGTTCGGTAACATGAAAGAGGCGGGTGACTTCGCCAAACGTTACGATGGTGTCGAGAACTTCAAGATCTTCGGTACCACCAACTATGTCACACAGTTTATCGCAGAACAATATCCTGGCGTGATCGGATTCGATCCCACTCAGGTTTCTATCTGGACTATCGATATCGAGGTCGAGTCGGATGACGGGTTCCCCGAACCATCCAAGGCAGATCATCCCGTAATCTCTATCACCATGAAGGAACGTGGGTCTGATGAGTATCACGTATGGGGTATGCAATCCTACGATGCGGCAGACAATGTCT